ATTCCACTATGACCTCGGATTCCTAGCTCTCCTGCTAAAGAACCATTGAATAAGTTTCCAGAAGATTCAATTTGCCAAACATAAGAAGTGTAACTTGAAGTTTGGATAAGTAAACCATCAGAACCAGATGTATAAGAATGGATTTGAGCACTGGGGCTGGTAGTCCCTATTCCACACCTACCCCCACTTGTAATAGTCAATCTATGTGCATTACCACTACCAAGAAATAACCCTCCATTTTCGTGGTTTTGTATAACTAAATCAGTATCGCTTTGATGTATTTTGCTGCCATCTGAAGCTGATGTTCCACTTACGCCACTGGTAAGGTGAATGGTTGGACCTCTAGTCCCAGAAGTTGCAGAAGAATGTATATGTATCCCTGTATCTCCACCATATCCAACAATCGGACTCTGAATATTAACGCCTATAATTCCTGAATTTGATATGCGAAATCTTTCTGAACCGTTAGTCCCAAATCTAAGATTACCGTTTTCTTGGTTGTAAATATAAAAGTCAGGATTGTTATCTACACCTATAAAACCACCATTATCGGCGGCAGTTCCAGACGTACCAGTAGTTAATCTAATATGCGCTCTTTCTGTTGCAGTTGAGTCATGTATATGAAGAGTCCTTGCTCCTGAATCTTGTGGAACGGCAGTAGTACCTAAACCTAAATCTCCATTTGAGTCGAGGCGAAGTTTTTCACTACCACCTATGTAAACTTTAATATCCGATGAATTGGAAAGCTCAATATGAGCAGGGCCAGAAGCGTATTTAATAAGATTAAATTCATCAGTTGGTGATATTAGTTTTAATTGTGCCGTAGCATTACTACCCCAGTTGTTTTGAATGGTTGCAATAGTGTGTGAATTATGACTCTTTAAAACATTGAATGCTGAACCATCTATTTGAACCCCCGAACTCGTTGTCTCAAGCTTCTTAGAGTTGTCGTAATAGATTTCTACGTTCCCATCGTCATTACAAGCGATAAAAGTTTCATCCCTATTTGTATTTGTTAGCCTTAAACTATCAGCTTGAATAAAAAGATTACCTGTAGAAAGTGTATGTTCAATAAAACTATTTCCACCTAAATGATTAATTTGAATTTCAGCACTATCACCCAATCTTAATTTATTACTACTGCTTATATTTAATGTCCCCGTCATCGTTCCACCTGCCAAAGGTAAATAAGCCGATAGATCAACGCCAGCCCAAGTTAAGCCACCTGTATTCCCAGATTGAGCAGATAAGAAATATCCATTAGTTGGTGAGTTAGATACTTTTAAATTCGCTTCATCTACAACATTATCTGCAATAGTTAAAGCCGTAGCACCTGTTACTTCGCCTGAGTGAGTGGCGTTGGTGACTTTAGCGGTATTTGCTGCAATTGCTGAATTTATAGAGTTAGCTAATTTATCAGCCGTTACTGCATCATCAACAATTTTTGCTGTTGTTACTGTGTTATCACTAGGTTCGCCTATACCGCCTGATTCTTGATAAAGAATAAAATCAGGAGCCGCCGCTAAATTAGTTGCTGTTTTAAATCTCGACCCATCAACAATAAAACCAGTGATTCCACTTGTGGACGTACCAGAATTAGGTCGTTGAATTACACCGCCATAACTAACTAATAAAGTATTTGCTGCTGCTGGACTAACTGCTGTAGTTGTTCCAGAAGTAACAAGAGTAAAATCATTCCCTGGATAACTAGCCGATCCATCATTAGCAGCATTCCTAAGAGCTAAGTATTTAAAATCTGGGCCACCACCACCACCACTTACCTTTGCTACCGATCCATCATCTTTTTTAAAAAACAGTTCAGCCGTATCCGTTCTTATAACGGGTTCACCTACCACCATGTCAGAGGCAGATGGATCGCTGCCACTACCTCTTTTGAGCTTAACTGTCGTAGACATTAGTTATTCCTCAGATGGTTTAGTAAGTTCCACCATCAATATCAAAACCAGAAACAGATCCATTCTCAAGGAATGTAACTAGATCAGATAAAGCGACCTGAACCATTGTACCTGCATCATTAACGACTAAACGATCAGCAGCAGCCAAGGTTGTTGAAGTAGCTGACGTTCCACCATCACAACAAGTGTTCAATTCAGTCGTTGTTACGGTTGCTCCATCAAGGATTTCTATCTCTGTGGAAGTTAAAGCTGCTAAAGCAGAAGAACCTCCTGATTGACAAGAAGATAAGTTTGTTAAATCTGTGGCTGATGCTTGCGCTCCTAAACTTGCCCTTGCTGTCGCTCCTGATTCGATAACAAAGTTAGATCCATCACCAACAATAAACCCACTATCTGAAGGAGTTAGACCAGCTACATCTGCTAACTGTGCGTCATAAGCTTGAACATTAGTGCCAATTACAAGTCCTAAAGCTGTGCGAGCAGCACTAGCTGAAGTTGCTCCTGTTCCTCCATCTCCAATCGCAAGCGTTCCAGTGATTGAACTTGCGTCTAATTTGACCGCCAGTTCTCCTGACTCAATAACAACACCACCATTACTTTTAAGATCGGCAGACATTGTATTGCCTGATTTCTGAAGACCATCACCTGCTGAAATTTGCCCTGCACCTGAGAACTGAGCAAATGTAAGATTATTTGTTCCTACAACTGCTGAACCTTTATCAGAAGTACAGACGAAACCGTTTTCAGCGTTAGTTGTTCCTTTTTCTATAAAAGTAAATACTCCAGCAGCATCAACCCCTGTCGCTAAATCGTCTGTTCTTGTCCAACTGCCACCACTAACGACTTTATAAATACCGTTTTGAGACGCTGTTGATTGTCCTGCAACAAGTACTCGATCATCAGCAGATAATGAAACACCGTCTACAGACTGAGTTCCACTTAAAGTTAAATTTGAAGTAGAAACAACAACACAAGAATCTTTAATATCTAATCCTTGAGCAACTCCATCTACATATCCTTTATTTGCTGCGTCATTATCAGAAGTACAATCTGCAAGGTTTGTGATTTTCTGACTATTAGCAGAAACAGCAGCCGTTGGAGCTGCCATCTGATCAAGTCTATTTACTTGTACTCCTGTATCAAAATCAGATATTTTTGTATGCGCTATTGATGGTATGTCAGCAGCAACTAAAGCTCTATACGCAGCCGCCGCAGCCGATCCAGCAGTAGGGCCAGCAAGAATGTAGTTAGCTGTCTGGGTCGTTTCTTTGTCGAAATATTTACCTTTACCACCTACAGGAATAATGGATGTTGCCGATCCACCTGCACCACCAGTTCCTTTACCAAAGTAGAGAATCTCATTACCTTCCGAAAAAGCTAATTCTGCGTTTTCGAGACTGGTAGGTGCTGAACTTCCAGTGCTTCTTTTGATTCTTATAGTGTTAGCCACTAGAAGTTGCCTCCGTCTGTAATTGTGCTAGTAGTCCAAGATGCGTCAGCCTTAAGACTTGACGATGTACTGTCATAGTAAACGATAGATCTATTTACAGCATTATCCAAGTTAATTATGTCAGTAGCACTAGCACCTTGCGGCCCTTGAGTTGCAACCGTTATGACTGAACTATTGCTTTCATCAACAGTTACAGTGTTTTTATTAGTGGTGACGTTAACAGTAGTCATGCAGTGTATCCTTCATCCATATAAATAGTACCTTCTATCCAGTATTCTTTCAGCCCTGCACCGTTAGTTAATAACACATCATATTTATATTCATCAGCAGTAAATGTAGTTGTTTGAGTATCTGTAAGCGTCCAAGTCCATGTCCCATTCGCTGCACTTGTAATAGCACAAGTGGCATCAGCAGCTTTAGTCGTACGACCAGAATCCCAAATCTGACTTGCGATTGAATATCCTGAAAGATTTACTGCACTACCTCCCGAATCTTTCAACGTGACCGAGACACTGTGATCCGACCTTCGTTGGATCGTCATGTCATACGTTCCAGGTGCTATCGCCATAGGAATCTTTGCTTATCTTTTAAGTATATCAAGCTTATGCAGGTTTATTAGGCCAAGTCACTTCCTCTGGATTGGATAAAGTTGATGGTAAATCTCTAAGTGTTTGTCTATATTCCTTTCTCGCATCACTCATTGTCAGGTCTGAACTAGCCCACCAATCCGTTTCTGCTAAAAGTTTATTACGATTTTCTCTTAATAAAATCCATTTAGCATCGTGTCCATTACTGGAAATAATATTAGAAGTAAAAGTACAGTCCTCATAACTATCTCCTATTGATACTTCTCCTTCCGCAACAACAGCAATAGATCCTTCAGGTGGCGACCATAAAGTCATATCTCCATTCCATTCCACAACATTAATTACTTTTTTGTCTTCAATGATTGCGTAACGAGCCATAGGTCTAAAAGCCTTCTTCTCTATTTTAGATAATTGGAATCCAATACTAACCCGATCACATTCACTTCCTACACAATGCCAAAAATAAGGTTTAGTTCCTGTAGCTGTAAAACGTCTGATAGTAATTCCCTTATCGTCATAATCAGTAATAACTTTTCCATCTTTGTAATATCTAAAAAATGATTTCTCTTGTTCTGAAGCGTAAGTAATATAAATCCGATCAGTTGGATGATTGTGATTTGTATGCCAACTCATAAAACCAGTGTCGGGGTATAAAAAAGTCCCACTACAAGAAACATGTAAATCAGGAAATAAATCCTTTACAATCTTTTCTATTTCCTTTGCTGGTATATCTACTAACGCTTTAGAAAGATTATTTTTATTACTCTTTGGCACATCAAAATCTATAAGTGAAAGAAGTCTCTCTTCCGATACATTATTTTCCCAATCAGGTATATATTTAGCTTCCGAATTTGCTTTTATTTCTTCCAGATACGGTTCAATTATTTCCTTTATTTTCTGACTTATTTCTGGTGGAAATGAATTACGAATTACCACTGGAATACAATAATATAGCCTGCCCCACCTGCATTTCCTGTTGAACCACTTGAGTCAGGATGATGTTTCCCTGCTCCTCCATTTCCATAACTATTACCTGTAAATTCAGCAACATTTGTATTTGTATATCCCGTCACGTTGCCTGTTAGACCAGCAGTACCGTTCCACCCTATAAGATGATTGCTACATGATCCTGCTGAGCCACCTGCTGTACTGGCGTCTTGACCAGCATAATTAGAACCTCCTCCACCTCCAGCAGTACAAGTTGCACCCGAACCAGTAGGGTTAACAGAAGAAGAACCCCCAGAGTTTCCGTTGCTACTCGATGCTGCACCACCCGATCCTACTGTGATTGCAGCACTAGAACCTAATTCACTTGAGCTATAAAACTTGATCGCTGTTGCGCCTGAACCACCCTGACCTGAATAAGCAGGTCTATGGGGATTGTCATCGTTATTCGAGCGACCACCACCACTCGATCCTCCACCTCCAATAATAATAAATAGAAACCCAGACCTAGCTGCTTCGGGAGTAAAGGTTGTATTGCTGGAAAAAGTACTAACAGATGCGCCTAAAGAAGAAATAGCCCAACTTAAAGCACTACCATCTGTCGTCAAAGTCTTACCGCTATTCCCTGATTGGCTTGGTAATAAAGCCGCTATTCCTGCTGCTGCTGTTGTTGCACCTGTACCTCCATTAGCAACATCTGTTACTCCTAAAGACTTATAAAGAGTCGAACTTAGCGATCCAACCTCAATCCAAGATGTATTAGCAGCATTTCTTACTTTTAAAACTGCTGGACTAGAAGAAGTATCAAGCCACTGCATAAATGCAGCTTTTGTTGATGGCTCGCTATTCCCACTATTTAAGGTTTGAAGAGCTTCAAGGTTGTCATTAATATCAATCCTCGCCTGTGGAAAGGTGACATTTTCTAAACGTTCTGAATTAGCTCCTCCTGTTGGGTTTGCTTGTGGCATTAGATGGCCCTCCCGAATCCTGTCACGGTATACATAAATGCTGTATTCACATTACTCCCATTATTGAAGGTTGCGGTAAATCCTGTTCGGCTCAAATTAGAAATACTTACATGTAACGTAGTACTAGAAGAATTTGGAGTGATTTGCACTTGTGGTGTTTGATAAAACGGTTTTTCAAAAGTAACGTTATAAACCCCAGTAGAAGCTGAAGTGTTAGAAGCAACAGAAGCACTATCTGTTCTACCTAATAAATCTAAAGTCGAGCCAAGATCGCTAATTGTTACTTTTGCATCTGTGTTTGTTGAAGTAATAGAAGCTTTAATTTGCAATCCTCTCGCTCTTACAATTGCAGCTTCAAATTCTGCCCATTCTCCCCATGTAGGAGAAGAACTAGGATTGTCAGGTGTAGTTCTTACAAATAAATCTACATTCGCTTCATCAATAACATCTCCATCAAATTTCCCTGATGCTGCGTCAAATAAACCAGTCCTCGAATCCCAAGCTGCTCCTGTTGCAGCAATAGAATTACTAATAACCTCCTTTCTTAAAACAGCGTCATATTGAACACCAGAATGTCCAAAATCAAAAGTAGTTGCAAACGTATATTCTCCCTCTTCATCCCCATCAGCATAAAATGGATCATGGTATCCAGAAGATACATAAGGATTAGGAGTTAAAACTAAGTTGTTTCCTGTAATACCTAAACCACTATTGACTTTAGCACCACTAAAAGCTGTCTCTTCACTCCATGTCTTTACATTTAAACGTCTTGTTGAGGCAGGTAAAGTTGTGATAAATGAAGCAGGATTAATTGATTTATTGCCTAAATAATCTTGAGCTTTAACGAAATACGTTCCAGCTAATAGAGGAACTTGTTTCTGAGTCGAAGCACCTGAGACACCATCAACAATCTTGTTACTCGTTAACCAACTAGCACCTGAAGTTCTAGGGTCATGTCTGATGATAATTCGACCACCTAACTTAACATCTAACTGAGGGACTTCTTTCCAAGAAAGTACAGCTAATGTTTCCGAAATTGGAACCATTGATAAGTTTGTGATGTCATCTGGATTACCTTGAACACCTCTAACATCGTATTCACCAACAGCAGGTGTACTATAAAGAAGTCCACTAGAACTTAAGCTGGAGACTTGAACTGCGTAAACTCCAGTTTTGACATCCATTAAATCTATTGTGGTTCCGTTTATAACTTCTGTTGTGAAATTGTCGTCTTCATGTCTCCACTTAACTCTATAACGATCTACTCCATCTACTCCTGACCAATGGAATGTAACCTTTACAGCAATCTTACCGTTTAATTCATATTGAAGCTCTTTTGTTGTACTTCCATCGTAACGAGGAATATCTAAAACTTGAACGTTAGAAGGAGCAGCAGGAATAACATTTAAGTTTGTAGTATCTCTAGCCGTTAAAGCAATGTTTTGTTCTATATGATCGTATTTACTTGGATTATGATAAACAGCTTCAACCGTGTAAAGAAAATCATTTTCTTCTTTTATACTTAAAACTCTCCAATATGAAGTCTGTAAATCTGTACTCTCTATAATCCAAATACTATTGTTATCAGGAACCGCTTGAAAACTTGAAGAGATATTAATAAGACCAGTACCCTTTACATAATCTGTATTCCAATAATTGCCATCACAATAACCAGCGATACCTGTAATATTATGCCCGCCATCAAACGTTCCATCAGGCAGTACAACTCCTAATGTAGGAGATGTTGCAAGAGAAATATTTTCAATTTCTGCGCCACTATCTACTCCAACAGAATTAATTGTTGCAGATGTAATCCTTCCTGCCCTTCTAGTTCCAGCTTTAACAGGATCAGCAACAGAAATTAACTGCCCAGGCTTTAATAGTTGAGCCGTTACTAAACTAGAAGTGAAAGCAATTACTTCTCCATATTTCTCCTCATATAACAACCATTTTCCTAATCTATTAGCTTGCGCTCGACTGGTACAAGCAAAAGCAGTCACACTCTTTTTCACAACGCCCCTTTTTGCTATTTCACCTGCATCTTTAACAACTTCATACGCTCTATCTTTTAAAATTAAATCTAAATAAGCAACAACAACAACTGTAGGTTTTGTTTTTGAACTTTGATTGGTATAAGAAAAACCTTCTTCAGTTACATTGCTTTGGTTAAAGTTATAAACAGGATCAGAAGGTGAGTCTTGAGCAATCGTCAAACTTCCATCTTCCCAGAAACCTTGACTTCTCATAACTGAAAGAAGTTGATTAACTACGTTATACGCTTCATCCGTTGAACTAATCGTTGCATTACAACTAAATCTTGCTTCCTTGGTTGTTACCCCATCCAATGTATATTCAACTTCTTCATTTGCATATTTACTGGCACGGAAAAATGCCCATTTATCCAGTTGTGAGCTATCAAAATGATCCCCAAGTCCAAATCTTTCATTTAACATCAACGCATGTAACAGCCAAGAAGGACAGGAAGTCCAAGTTGCAGCTTGGAACGTTCCGTCCCATACAAAGTTAGTTGGATATATGATTCTTCCTGAATCACTGTCAACTGTAACTCCAGTTGGAATCTGTACTTTTAAGCCTTTAATGTCATATTTTCTACTAGGTATGGAACTAAACTGTTGGGCATCAAGCCTTACACCAATTAAGGCTGTATTAGGATAAGTTTGTGTGTCAAATTTAACGGTAGTAAATGCACTCCATGTAAAGGAATTAGATAGTAAAGAGTCACTACTGTCATCAGTTACTCTTGTAACTTTTATGGTGTAAATTGAATTGGGATTATCTTCTTTGTTTAACCTTATTTCGTACTGTCTGTTATAAGCATCACCTGTCCTTCCTCTTATAGTATCATCTATAACTTCATCATAAGCAGTGTCATTTCCTGTTGATATGTTTGTGTATTTAATTGCTATTTTCAACTGAACATGTGTACCTAAAGTATCTCCATTTTTGCTGTCTATTCTTTGAAGAACAGGAATAGTAATTTTAACTCTTACAGCATCAACAGTTGTATCCGATATTGTTCTTGTTACAGGAAATTCTTTAGTAACAGGAACATTAACAGCCGTTGCAGATAAGATTGCAGTTGAAGATTCTAAAGGAATATAATTTTGATTTGCTGTCCCTGTCCTTTCGTATAAATCTACGTCTTTAAAGTTATAAGTTCCATCTGAATTTTGTAAAGCAGTGTCATTGAAGAAAACAGATTTAAACCCATCTGCAAGACCTTCAATTGGCCCTTCTGCTATAACCTCAGTTATGTTTGCAAATTCTCTACTGTCTAAACTATCTCTAGCAGTACGTGGAGTTCTATCACTACCTTTATCACCTTTACCACCACCACCAGCACCAATAATTGTTGTAGTCATGTGTCCACCTGAACGGTATCAATACCTGCGCTGACAACAACGCTTCCTGTTATTGTACGTCCCAAAACAATAGGGACAGGAACACCAGCAGCGTTTGTATTGGTGATGCCACTGAAATTAAACGATTCTCTAGGGTCTTCAGTTTTCTCAGGTGTTTTAGGAGTAGGAGCAAGCATCGCTGCTATACCTCCAAACACTAATGCCGCCCCGATATAAGTAATTGCTTTCCATCCAAAAGCAGAGATACCTGATGCTTTCGTAAAACCAAGCGCACCTTTCGCAGCACCTCCGATTCCAAAACCTGCACCTCCTGTTGCAAAAGCTATTCCAACCATTGCTGCTCCTAAAAGTATCCTTCCCATATTCCCGCCAGCTCCAGCTATCACAGGTGTAATCAATATGTCTTCCTTCCCAATTGGATCTTTTAATTCATCAAGTCCTATTGATGTATCCCCTACACAGACAACGTATTCTCTTTCTGCCATGTGACGGTCTAATCCTGCAAAATTAGCCACTAACATCCTTACGCTTTCTGCAACATCAGCTATATCCGCAATAATTTCTTTCCTGCCTGTAAATTCAGCCAGTTCCCCATATAGCTTTACTGTTCTCATGCCTTAATTTCTTACCTGTACTTGATTGTAACCAATCCCCATAACAATCTCTACAACTCAGACGATTCTGAAGATGATGCAATACATTTCCATCCCCTAAATACACAGCACAATGGTTTAATCCAGACGATCCAATCGACATTAATAACAGATCACCCTTCATTAATTTCTCATCCTTTAGCAACCTAAACCCTGTTGCTTCATACGCTCCATCGAACATGGGAGCATTGATAAATTGCTCTGGATCGTCTGGTCTATCCCAATCTCTTAACTCTAATCCTTCCTGTTTGTACCAATCTCGTGCGAGAGTCCAGCAATCTTGTACTGCCCAAACCCATTGTCTCGATAATAAAGGTGAGATATAAACTCCAGAAGGATTGTATGTACTCCATTTCTCCATTCTAGGATTAACGATATACCACGGGATCTTTCCTTTACTAGCAGCAACTTTGTCTGCCTCAGACGGTTCTGGTGCGGATACAGGATGACTATGAACAATCGCTAGGATTTCTCCTCTCTCTTCTGCTCTTGCATAATCAATTGCAGCAATCTGAAACATCTGTTCAGGATATTTAGCAACGTTTTTACAAGGCCAATATTTTTTCTTTCCTTTAACTAACAACAAAAGGCCACAGGCTTCCTTCGGGTCAGCTTCTTTTGCTGCTTCTAACGCTGTATGTTTCCAGTTAATAACTGAACGTACCGACTCCAGGGAAGTCATCAGGCAATATCTGTCGTTTTGGCAATCTTACTCCAGCTAAATCAAATGCACTACACATTTCGTATGAAATAACATCTCTATTTTCCATTGATTTTCGGTCTATAAAATAAATATCTCTCGGTCTAAAATAACTTGTTGGATCGGCATCACTATTTGATCCACCAGTAAAATTAACAGCATCTAAATACTTAGATAGAGTACGAGTTCTAGTAACTTTACACCCCTCTAAAGTTATGGTATTACGAGGCAAAGCATTACCATCAGCATCAACATTTAATAAAGCCAATATTGTCGTAAACGTACCATTAAGATTCGCAACTGAGATGCTGGGTCTAGGTAATGTTCCTTTACCTGTTGCTTCATATCCTTCTGCTTTTAATGGTATTGCAGTATAAGTATTCCCTTGCCATACAATGTCGTTACCTAACTCATTTTTTGTATTAGTAAATCTATATGTCGTTGTCGAACCATGTTGGGCGGTATTTAATTCAAAATCAAATAACTCAACAATTGTTTTAGCATCAGATCCTTGCAAAGTTCTTTGCAAGTTAAATTCACCTTCGCCTTCTGCGTAGTCAGCGACCCAGTAATTAACAACGCAATACAGCATTGATTTATGCAGTTACAGCTTTAATAACAGCGAAACGAATAACAATTGCTTCACTCAATGATCCTGCTGAAATGTTAGTCACATTAATTGAAGCTGAACCTGCTGCTGCTTGTGCGTTTAAAGCATACTTTCCTGCTGTACCACCAGAAGCATGGTTTAAAACAACAACGTCAGTTGCCGCAATTGTTGAATTTGTAAGAGTAAAAGAAACAATGGCATCAGCCGCTAAAGCAGCTCCATTCATTGTGACTGTTCCACATTTTTTGTTAAGTGTAACCGTAGTCGATTTTGAACTAGCTTGAGTTACTGTTCCACCGTCACCAGTAATATAACCAGCTTTGTCAGTGTTTAAATTTGTGAAATTAGCATCAACTTCTGTATGAGTTAATGGTGAGCCTTTGCCAGCTCTAGTGACAATGGTACTCATGCTTCAAAGACCTGTCTAAATGTTGCACTTATAGTAGCTCGGTTTAGGTAAGGTATTGATTTTGTCCAACTAGCGCACACCCATTTATAAGAAGTCGTAGTGTCAGGAGGTGTCCAAGTAAAGCTTGCTCCATCTAAAGCTCTGTTATCTAAGAAAGCGGAAATTGTATCTGCATCGGTTTCACTGATATTTTGCCAACGCAAAGCCCATTGTTTTGGATTTTGGTTTAATCCTACGTTTACTCTGATTTCATACCCATCACCCATGCTACTAACACGGGTTTTAGGGTTATTTCTTTGGTTCGCTCCATACGAGGGAGCAGGACTTGTTGGAAATGTTGCCATTATCTATTTGCTAAAAGCCCTCCTGGTCGTTGCTGATTAGCAATTTCAGCTTGAACTGCTGCTGCCAGCATACTTCCAAGTTGTTCAGCTTGCCCTGCATCTCCTTCAACTGACGAACCAGAAGCATCTACATTAATAACTACATTTGATCCTCCCATTGCATGATTTGGAATGATATTACCGCTAGAACCTGGAACAAATAATTCTGGGCCTTTTTCTCCTACAAGGTAAGACGATCCTCCTTTAACTGGACCCCCTGCTGCTAGTGCGTCCTCTGCTGGATATAATTCTCCGAATTCATCAGACAGTGGATCTACATATATATTATTTAAAACAGATTCTTCTATACCTGTTTTAGAGGTAATTTTACTTCCCAATCCCAAGAAATTGCCAAATCCTGTTCCTCCAAACATGCCTGTCAAAGCGGAGTTGACTCCCATTTTTAACAACTGAGAAGCCATCATTCTAAATACATTTCTCGCTACATCTCCTAAACTCTTTGTCTTTAATATTGCTGCTTCTAGAGAATCTACGATGCCGTCTTTAATCGTTGCACCCATAGCTTTATAGGCTTCTCTTGTTCTCTTGACTTCATCGTATTGATCTCTTGTAGCGTGTAGCACTCTAACGGCGTATTCAATTTGTTTTAGCTTCTCTATACCCTGTTCAGCTACGGCAGCTCTTATATCAGCTTGGATAAGGGCTTCTTTATCTCCTAACTCTATTTTCTCTAATAGTGTGTCTCTATCTTCCTTCATCTTGTCTGTCCATGTTCCCCATTTAACAGCCATATCATCCAAAGCACCGTTCATGTTTTTCATTGCCGTCTCTATTTCATTTAATATTTTCTGTCCTCCTGGTAAATAAGCTATTAGCTCTACTGTTTTCTTGATTAACCATGCAACCGAACTAAGTATCACGTTCACACCTACAACTAACATTTGTACTAACTTAAGAATTGCAGCTAAAGCTGTTACAAACGGAGCCGCTAGTATTCCTATTGTTGTTCCTACTGCTGCTAACAAGCTGTCCCATACATTTGTGAGCATCGCTACGTTATTAGCTATATCTTTATTTGTTGTTCCGACTGACCCTGTTGTCTGAGATACCTTTCTTTCCAATAGTTTTTCAGCTTCTTTGAATTTACCTACCTTTTTCAATCTGTTTATTTGAAGTTCTAATTGAGCATTAACTCGTATGCCTGATTCTTCTAGTTTGTCGAGGTTAAGTGTTTGAGTTGCATTTCCTATGGCAACAACACGGCTATGTAGTAATTCGAGTTGAGTACCTAAAGCACTACCGATAATTTGGGTTCCGAAGCCACCCATTCCCATCATATTTCCTAGTAATGCACCTCCTACACCACCACCAACTGCGCCAACTCCCCCACCGAATAACATGGGGAAACCTGCTCCGAGCATCAAGCTTTCTGCCCCTTTAGAATCCAGCCTATTCATACCCATCTTCTTACCTGCAAGCCTAATTCTTGCTTCTCTCCTTCTATCTCTCCTTGCTCTATCTGTAAACATCTTGCCCAATTTCTTATCTATTCCTAGTTGTTTCCGCATCTCCTTATTTATCAACCTTTCTGTCTTAAGTTTTTCCTTACCTTGCTGAACTAACCTTCTATTCTTTCTCTCTATAGATTTCATAATTGTATCTCTTGCACTGGCAGTCTTAATACCTTTTCTATCTATTTCCCAGTCAGCAAAACCACTAGCAGCTCTAGATCTACGGCTTGCCCCTACATTTGCACTGATTCGACCACGCATACCTAACTTCTGCCTTAAATCATTACCCCTTGCCATTTGCGCTTCACCAAACCTGATTTTTTCAACCATTTTTGCGTAACCCCTACCACTCTCACCCCCCTCTATAGGGGTAACATCAATAGTCCTTTTACTAGCATCAATAGGAAAAAGAGAGTCAATAGGATTAAATTTGACACCCCCTAAACCCATTAATGCCTTAGACGTTATACGTGCTTGTCCAGTTATCCTGTTCAGTGCCGCTTCTACAGGGTTAAAGTCTAGAGCTAGTTTTCTTACAGGTCGAGATATTTTTTCAGCAACACGTCCAAACCACATTGCTGCTGTGGTTGCCTTTTTAAAATCTATACCTAGAGCAATTAAAGCCGCAGTTATTACTCCCGAAACCACAGGATGATGACTGTACGCATCTCTAAGTACATTTGTAGCTATAGTTAGTCCGTTTGTTTTCTGCTCGACAAGTCCTAAGAAATTTGCAAATTTTGGTGAAAGACTTATAGCTTTATTTACTGATACATTTACCGCCCTTATAGCTGCTACATAAGCAGTTAGACCAGCTCCTCCAGCAATCCCAACAGTACCAGCCACACGACCTACTGCTCTTTCTACAGACATCCCTACTCTTCTTACTCTTCCTGGTTGCTTAGTTGCTCCTGGCTCAATTAATTCCTTAGCGGCTGGAAGAGCTTTCTGCTTTTGGGCACGTTCCAGTTCTTTATTGTACTTATTTAGTGCAGCCGTAGCTTTATCTATACCCGAAGCTACCTTGTCTGCATCAGCAGCTATTTTACTAAACCCTTTTTGATGTATCTTCTCTAAAACAGTCTCTATCCTTTTTAAACTGGTGACTATCTGATTTGTTGCACGTTTTATCGCCTGGTCTTCGACCTTAAATACAATCGTCCTGGTATAGTCAGCAGCCACTCCTATTTAATCCAAGGAACTTCGCTTAGTTTACCTTGTTTGTTGTCTAGTAGCAGCAGCTCGGTGAACTTTATCTCTATCTTTTTCTTCTTCGTCTGCTTTTAATGAGAAATATGCGGACCAACCAATTACTTCTTCTATCGTTAATTCGTTTGTTAATTGAGAAACAGTCATCCCTAACTCTTTAGCTAGGGAGAACATAAAGTACCAAAGTTTATTCGCTTTTTAGATCCGCTTTAGCGTCTTCGACCTCCTTATCTGTTCCAGATTCAAGCATCGCTAACTGGATTTCTTGCAGAACAGCAGCTTCAACTTCTCTGCGAAGAGTTGCTCTATCTCCATCAGCAAATAATCTTTTACCTTTAGCATCTAAGGCTTTTTGAATCATTAGGGACAATGCAAAAGCGTTTGCATCATCATTACCTGTCTTCTTCTGGATGGATTCTCTTTCTGCAATAGTTAAGGGGTTCCAGTATATTTCAAGAACTACTTCTCCGTCCTTTACTACTTTGTGCTGATAGAGTTGGCTAACTCCGAAGCTGCCCTTTAGTAGTTCTATAGCTCTGGTCATAAATAGTGTAGTTGCTAGATTATTACTATACTAGGTACTTGCTGAAAACTGACAAGATATTACACCTAAGAAATGTGATTCCTGATCATTGTCTATAGGACCAGGGCCAACAACATCTAATGTGCGTGGTTTACAGGAATACACATCAGCATAAGTTGATTCATTCACAGCCGTCATTCCTGTTATGACTGATTCGCTTATTGCTGCCATTCTTGATGTTCCTTTACCTTTTGGAACGTAAACATCACATTGAACGAAGCCAGAATAAAAAGCTGTAGCAGCACCTTGGTTTTGTTTTGTTGCTTGTCCAAAATTGACTGAAACTACGACATACTCCAATGATTTACTCGGAGTTGTGAAAGCCACGTTGTCATAGACAACTTTTACACTGGGTTTGACCGCTAAAATCTCATCTGTGATGGATTTCTCTAAGGCGGCTCTGACTTTAACTAAGGTCATAATTTAGTGTAGCTGATACGTCTGTCAGTGCTATTCGGTATTGCTGTAGACGATCCACCGAGTCTAATATCTGGTCCCTTATCGGAGAAAAACCTCTCTATCTTGGTTGTCATAGAGTCACCCCCTACACCACCACCTTGTAAGTAAGCGTTTATCTTAGATTTTTTAGATACAACTGCGTAAGGAGCATACTTTGTTGTATTACCTATAAATACAGTTTTTTCCCGACTAAAAATATTGGGAACAGGGTGTCTTTGTTTAATTAAAGGTCTGTAACCAGGGAGCAGCTTTGCGTCTCTATTATGCCTGTATTTTATCTTTTCCCACTCAGTTCCCTTTGGTGTGTCTGTTCTAGCAATTCTATTAATATCAGCTTTCCAGCTAGAAGCAAAAAACCCCGTTAATACTGGACTTACGCCCTTTTTTGCGTAGCTGGTTGTTAGATCTGCAACTACAGCTTTAACGAATCCGTTTAATTGAAAATCTATTGTTTCTCCAAACTCTTCTCGTATTGCCTTTCCGAACTCATCGGCTTTCATCTCTGTGTAAGATCGCTGGTTAGCCCTTCTAGATTTTGCTGCTCTTCTAGCCATTAGAACCTCACCATTACTGTGTATAAATAAACCTGACCACCTCTTTTTGTGTCTATATCTACGATTTGAGCTGTTTGGTTTGCGCCCGCATAAGTCAATGTCACTTCATCTTCAAACGTAGGTTGGTGATCTCCTATTAAGTTGGGTGTTATGTATAACTTTGCGCTTCTTGATTCTCTACCACCATCCTCTTCTGATTTTATAAACTCAACAGGTACTTTTATATCGGAATAGGTGGTAGTTGCAGTTAATTGCTTACCTGCGGCTACGTTATAGCTACCTTTTGAGATAGCGGAATATGTGATTGTGGTATCTAAGGCTGTTCCAAGATCAGATACGACCTGCTTGGCGATTGCTTTAAATGCTGTGTCTAATGCTCCTGCCATAATTAACCTCTAACTACTCGAACTTGGTAACTACCAGAACCACCAAGACAATAAGCACCTAAGTAACTCTGTAACCAAGGATAAACGTCAAATACATTGTTAATCGTTCCAACACCCTGACTATCAGTGTTGTATTTAACTTCTAAATCTCCTAGTTTTACTTCTTCATAAGTTCCGTCAGTACCTTTATTACCAGTCATCGCATCAGTTTCATTCGCTA